CTCGACAGGCTCGACGGCTACTCGGGACGAACGGGGAGGGGGCGGGGTGGCGTTCGCTGGGTATGCGGCGGTGTTCGATGTTGTCGATCGGGCTGGGGATGTGGTGCGACGGGGGGCGTTCCAGGGCGCGAGCGTGGTGCCTTTGTTGTGGCAGCATCGTGGGGGGGCGGTTGGCTTGCTCGCGTCGGTTCGGGAGGATGAGCGGGGGTTGCGGGTCGAGGGAGTGGTTGCGGATTTGGAGCTGGCTCGGCTGGTGCGGGCTGGGGCGGTGGCGGGGTTGTCTGTGGGGTATCGGGCCTTGCGAGTGCGGCAGGGAGTGCGGCGGGAGCTGCTTTCCGTGGAGCTTGTGGAGGTTAGTCTGGTGGCTGTTCCGATGCAGGCTTTGGCTCGGGTTGAGGTGGTGGACATCGTGGTGTGATCGTTTTCCTGCGGACGCAGGAATCCAGGGTCGAGGGGAGAGACGCGTGTGACCCTGGGCTCCTGCGTTCGCAGGAGAACGGTGATTGGCGCGGGTGTTTCGTGCCTCACTCCCCTCTCCCTCCCACGCGCAAGGGCGCGCGGGCCCCTCCCTCTCCCCGGAGGGGCGAGGGATTCAGTTTCATGAGGCGTCCTGCGGGGCGCCTTTTTTCGTTTCATGCGAGGAGATGGACATGGGTGTTGTTGACCGGCCGGTTTTGGAGGGTGCGGCTCCTCTTGGTGTCAGTGCTGCTTTTGCGGGGTTCGTGCGGACCGGCGCTACGTTGGAGATGAAGGCGTTTACCGGGGTTACGGGGGACTCTGGCGGCTTCGCGGTGCCGCGGGAGATCGATGCTCAGATCGATACGCTGTTGAAGGGGATTTCGCCGATCCGGTCGATTGCCAATGTGGTGAAGGTTGGGTCGGCTGGGTACCGGAAACTGGTTACGACTGGGGGTACGCCTTCGGGTTGGGCAGCGGAGAATGCGGCTCGGCCGGAGACGGCTTCGCCGGTGTTCGTCGAGATCGCGCCGCCTACGGGGGAGCTGTATGCCAATCCTTCGGCTAGCCAGGCTATGCTGGATGACGCGGCTTTCGATGTCGAGGAGTGGCTGGCGGGCGAGATCGCGATGGAGTTTGCGAAGGCCGAGGGGGCGGCTTTCGTGTCCGGGTCGGGCGTGTCGCGGCCCAAGGGGTTTCTGACGTCTGCTACTGCCGCGACTGCGGATGGGGTTAGGGCTTTCGGGACTTTGCAGTATCTGGCTAGCGGTACGGCTGGGGACTTTTCGGCTAGTCCGCAGGAGCGGTTGATCGATCTGGTTCAATCTTTGCGGGGGCCTTATCGGCAGGGCGCGAGCTTCGTCATGAACGCGGCTACGTTGGCGCGGATCCGGAAGTTCAAGACTACGGATGGGGCGTTCGTTTGGGCGCCTTCGCTGGCGGCTGGGGTGCCGGCTACGTTGCTCGGGTATCCGGTGGTGGAAGCCGAGGACATGCCGGACATTGCCGCCAATGCTCTGGCGATCGCGTTCGGGAACTTCCGCGCGGGGTATATCATCGCCGAGCGGACCGAGACCGGGATCCTGCGTGATCCGTATTCGAACAAGCCTTTCGTGAACTTCTACGCGACCAAGCGGGTCGGTGGGTGCGTGACGAACTCCGAGGCTATCAAACTGATGAAGTTCTCGGTGGCTTGAGCTTTCGGCCCTCTCCCCTGTGGGGAGAGGGAAGGAGGAGCATTTGCGAGGGGTGGGTGTGGGCCCGCGCTCTCGTGGGGGGGGTGCCCTCACCCTCCCACGACTTCGTCGCGGGCCCCTCCCTCTCCCCGGAGGGAGAGGGGTAGTTTTTGGAGATCTGACATGGGTGGGTCGGCGATTTCTGCCGGGGTGATCGCTGAGGTGGTCGTCGCGGCGAGGGCTTTGTTGCGGGTGGAGAGCGGGGAGGATTTGGTGCTCTCGCGGTTGGCGCAGACGGCGCTGCTGCTGGGGGAGGCTTTTCTGGGGGCGGCGGTGATCGTTCGGCCGTTCGAGGATGTGGTTACCAGTGCGGCGGGGTGGCGGCGACTGGTGGTTGCGCCGGTGACCGTGATTGCGGGGGTTACGGGGTTGCCGGTGGAGGGGGCTCCGTTCGTGTTGGCGGTTGGGGCTTACGCGGTCGATATCGACGCGGATGGGGTTGGTTGGGTTCGTATCCTGGCCTCGGGTTCTGCTGGGCGGGTGGCGGTGGCGTATTCTGCGGGGCTCGCGCTGAGTTTCGAGGCTGTGCCGGCGCCGATCGCGCAGGGGGTGGCGATGCTGGTGGCGCATCTGTTCGATCACCGGGAGAGCGATGTGGCGCCGCCGGCGGCGGTGGCGGCTTTGTGGCGGCCTTATCGGCGGATGCGGTTGGGTTTTGAGGTGCACCCCGGAGCTTTGGCGTGAGCGGGCGGGTGGTTTTGCAGGGTGCGATCGTGGCGCGGCTCAACGCGGTGCTGGATGTGAGCGTGTTCGATGCGCCGCCGGTGCGTGGGGGGCTGCCTTATGCGGTGGTCGACGAGCCGGTGCTGTCGGACTGGAGCACGAAGACCTGGGTCGGGCGGGAAGGGCGCGTTCTTCTGACGCTGTTCGATGGTGGGGAGCGGCCGGTTCGGGTGCGTTCCTTGCTGGCTGCTGCGGAGGAGGGGTTGGAGGGGCTTCCGGCCGATCTTGGTGAGGGGTGGCGGGTGGTTCGGTTGGCGCTGGTTCGGTCTCGGGTTTTGCGGGTCGGGGATCGGTGGCGGGGGACGGCTGAGTTTCTGGTGCGGATGTACCGGGAGAGTTGAGGGTTTGCACCGCGGAGGCGCGGTGCAGGCTGGGTCCCCGCCTTCGCGGGGAAACATGCTTTGGAGGGAGCTGACATGGCGGTGGAGAAGGGGAGTGCGTTCCTGCTGAAGGTGGGGAACGGGGCGGCGCCGGTGGTCTACGCGACGGTCGCGGGGCTGCGGACTACGCAGATGTCGGTGAATGGGGAGGCTATCGTGGTTACCACCAAGGATTCTGGTGGGTGGCGGCAGTTGCTGTCGGGAGCTGGGGTTCGGAGTGTTTCGGTGTCGGGGGCTGGGGTTTTTACGGGGTCGGTGGCGGAGTTGCGGGTGAAGGCTAGTGCGCTGTCGGGCGTTCTCGATGATTATCGGCTGGCGTTCGAGGGTGGGGATACGATGACGGGGAAGTTCCTGGTTTCTCGGCTGGATTACGCCGGGGATTTCAATGGGGAGCGATCTTATACGCTTAGCCTGGAGAGTTCCGGGGCTGTTGTCGTGGGGTAACTTTCCCTCTCCCCGTCGGGGAGAGGGAGGGAGGAGCTCTTGCGACGGGAGGGTGTGGGGTGGTTGGGGCGCGTGTTCCTAGCCTCATGCCCCTCTCCCTCCCACGCGCAAGAGCACGCGGGCCCCTCCCTCTCCCCGGAGGGGAGAGGGGTCTCTTTTCTGGAGATTCTATCATGGGTGATTTGGCGAATTCGGCTCGGGGGGAGGGGTCTCTTCGGGTTGGGGGGGAGACTCTCGTGTTGCGGCCTAGCTTTGCGGCGCTGGTCGCGGCCGAGGGGGAGTTGGGGCCTTTGTTTGCGCTCGTCGAGCGGGCCGCGGAGGGGAAGCTTGGGATTGGGGAGATGGTGGGACTGTTCTGGCATTGCCTTCGCGAGTGTCCCGAAGGGGTTACTCGGGAGCGGTTGGGGGAGGCCGTGGTGGAGGCGGGGCTGGCGGCGGTGACGCCGGTTTTGCGGGTGCTGTTGCGGCAGATCCTGGCGGGGAAATGACGTTTTCGGACAGCGCTGGGCGGCTCGCCGGTTTTGCGGGGGCGGTGTTGGGGTGGGCGCCGGAGGTGTTCTGGCGGGCTACGCCGGCGGAATTGGCGGGGGTGGTCGGGGCTTTGGTGGGGGACGTGCAAACGCCGCCGGATGCTTCGACGATCGCGCGGTTGAGGGGGGCTTTTCCTGATGGATGATCTTGATGCGGCGCTGGTGAGCGTTCGGGCGGATACGAACGGGTTTTCGCGTGATGTCGAGGCGATGCGGGGGGAGTTGGAGGGGGTGCTTGGGGCTGGGGCGGAGCGGGCTTCGCTTCGGTTGGAGGTGGGGCTGTTGCGGGCGGTTCGGTCTGGGAAATTGGGGTTCGAGGAGTTGAAAGGGGTCGCGCTGTCGGCGCTGGATGCGATTGCTTCGGCTGCGCTCAAGGCTGGGGTTCAGTCTGTGTTGAGCGGTGGTGGTTTGAGTGGCGCGCTGGCGGGGTTGGTTGGCGGGTTGCCGGGGCGGGCTACTGGCGGGCCGGTTTCTCCGGGGCGGGCTTATGTCGTTGGCGAGCGGGGGGCGGAGGTTTTCGTGCCTACTTCTAGCGGGCGGGTTGAGGCGGGCTCCGGTGGTGGCGGGGTTCGGGAGGTTCGGGTGGCTATTACCGTGAATGCCGCCGGGGGGAGTGCTGCTGGGGTGCTGGCGCAGTCGGGGCGGCAGGTGGCTCGGGCTGTGAAGGCGGCTTTGGCGGTGGAGTGACGGCTTACCCTCTCCCGTCGGGGAGAGGGACGGAGGAGCGCTTGCGACGGGAGGGTGAGGGCACGTGTCTTGGTGAGCGTGCCCTCACCCTCCCACGCTTCGCGCGGGCCCCTCCCTCTCCCCTGAAGGGAGAGGGGGTTAGGAGAACAACTATGGCGCATTGGCTTTGCTCTGCTCGGACTGTGCAGGTCGAGGGGGTTGTGTCTCGGTTCGATCCTCGGTTCTGGACGGTGGATTTTCCTCGGCCGATGGTGGCTTCCGTTGTGACCACCGGCCCCGCCTCGCTCCGGGTGGATGCGGTGTTTTATAAGGCTGACGATCTCGCGGGGGTGATCTGGGAGGCGGAGGACCGCTTCGATCATCCGCTGCTGAAGTATGAGACTTTGCGGGATTTTCGGGACTGTCGACTGCGGTTTCGGTGGCGGTCTTCGGGGGTTATGGCGCTGGATGCGATCAATGGCCCTACGTTGACGATCGAGGGGCGGGATGCGGCTGGGGTGGCTCGGTCCTGGTATGTGCGGTTGTGGAATTATGCGGTGGGGACGCCGGAGGATGCAGTCGTTTCGCTCGATTTCGGGGCGATGGTTGGTGGGTATGAGCTGCCCGAGGATAGCGACTTGGTCTGGGCGGGGGATATCGACCGGATGTTCGTTTCGGTGGTGCCGGCGGATTATACTGGCGTGGATGTGGCCTTGCCTACGCCGCGCGAGGGGTGGGTCGAGTGGACCGATCTCGTCTGCGAGGGGCCGGGGGCGGTGTTGGCGATCGGCGATGCCGTCGTGCCGGAGCACGGGGTTCGGATCGCGGGCGGGTATGACGACAGTTATAACCTGACGCCGGCGCGGGTGCTGCGCAATGCGCTGCATCTCGGGTATCGGAGGAGCATCACGCATTATGTCGGGATGAGCCATTATTTTCGGCTCGAGGCGGCTGGGGGCGGGTTTTACGTGTCGGCGGCGGGGGGCGTTTTGAACGTCGCTTGTGCGGCGTGGCATCGGGATTTTGCGGGGCGGGCTAAGGCGCTTGGGTTCGATGTGATCTGGTCGCTGAGTTACGAGCTGTTCGACGCGCATTGCTGGGGGGACTGGAAACAGCGGGCGGCGGATGGGGCGCCGGCGCTGACCGGTTGGGAGCCGCCTTCCACGTTGCTGTCGCCGGCGCATGGCGGGGCGATGGGGTATCTTCAGGCGGTCGCTCGGGCTTTCATGGGCGTGGCAGTTGCGGCGGGGTTGGCGGCGAAGTTCCAGGTCGGCGAGCCGTGGTGGTGGATCATGCCGGACGCTCGGCCGTGCTTTTATGACGCGAGCGCGGTGGCGGCGTTTGCGCCGGTGGCGATCGCGAACATCCGGCGGTCGAAGACGCCTGCGCAGATCGTTACGCTGGATGCGGCGGGAGTTTGCCTGGCGGCGTCTACGGCGGCGCTGGTGGCGGCTGCGAAGGCCGAAGCGCTTTCGCTGGGGGCGGGGGGCTGCGTGTCGCATCTGCTGACGTATTTGCCGACCGTGCTGGATGCGAAGGCGCCGGAGGCGAAGCGCGCGAACATGCCGGTGGGGTGGGCTAGCCCTGCCTTCGATGTGCTTCAGCTGGAGGATTACGACTGGGTGACGGCTGGGGATGCTGCGTCGTCTGCGGAGGGCGTGGCGGTGGCTTTCGCGCGGTTGGGGTATCCGGTCGAGAGGCAGCATTATTTGTCGGGGTTCGTGTTGCGGCCGGATTTGGCGGCGGAGTGGGGGCTGATCGAGGCGGCCGCGGCGGTGGCTCGGGCTCGGGGAGTGGCGGAAACGTTCCTGTGGGCGCTGCCGCAGGTGATGCGGGATGGGTTCGTGCATTTCGATAATTCCGGGGGAGACGAGGCCGTGGACGCGTTCGATGACGTGCTGTTTCCGTTGGAACTGGGGCGGGAGGCTGAGGTGACGCCTGGGTTTTCGACAGCGATTTTGACGAGTGCCGGGGGGCGGGAGGCTCGGAATGCAGCGTGGGCCGAGGCTCGGACGTCGTATGACGTGGGGCCGGGGTTGCGGAGCGAGGCGGATATCGGGGTGCTGCTCGCGTTCTTTCGGGCGCGGATGGGGGCGGCGCGGGGGTTCCGGTTGCGGGATCCTTTCGATTTCGAGGCTGTCGGGGAGGTCGTTGGGGTTGGCGATGGGGTGGCTCGGCGGTTTGCCTTGGTGAAGTCATACGGCGCGATGGAGCGGCGGATTACCCGGCCGGTTGCGGGGAGTGTTTCTTTGGCGGTCGACGGGATCGCGACTGCGGCGTTCTCGGTGGAGGCTGGGGGGTGGGTGGTGCTGGATGTGGCGCCTGCTCTCGGGGTGGTGGTGACTGCCGGGTTTGCGTTCGATGTGCCGGTTCGGTTTGCCGAGGATCGGTTGAGCGTGGCTCGGGCTACGTTTCTGGCTGGAGTGGCAGCGAGCGTGCCGTTGGTCGAGGTGCGCGAATAACCCTCTCCCTTCAGGGGAGAGGGAAGGAGGAGCCGTAGGCGACGGGAGGGTGAGGGCACGTGCTTTGGTGGGCGTGCCCTCACCCTCCCACGCGCAAGGGCGCGCGGGCCCCTCCCTCTCCCCGGAGGGAGAGGGGTTTTAGAGGAGACGCTCATGTTTCTGGATGCTGAGCTGGCGACGATCGCGCTGTGTTGGCGGATCGAGCGGCGGGATGGGGTGGCGGTCGGCTTGACCGCGCATGATCGGGACCTGGTGGTGGATGGGCTGGTGCACCGGGCGGCGCCGGGGATGACGCCTTCGGCGATCCAGCGGGCGGACGGGCTGGAGGCGGATACTATGGATGTGGCGGGGGCTTTGACCTCCGCCGCTATTGGTGAGCGGGATCTGTTGGCGGGGCGCTGGGATGGGGCTCTGGTGGTGCTGTTTGCGGTGGACTGGACCGATCCGGCGTCTCGGGTGGAACTAGGTGAGGGGATTATCGGGGCGGTCGAGCTGGGGGATGCGGGGTTCACCGCGGAGCTTCGGGGGGCGAGTGCGGCGCTGGATCGGGCGGTTGTCGAGGAGACTTCGCCGGAGTGTCGGGCGGAGCTGGGGGATCGGCGGTGTCGGGTGGCGATGGCGGGGCGGCGGCGGTTTGCTCGGGTTGTCGCTTGCGTGGGGGCGGTGGTTACGCTGGATGCGAGCGCGGAAGGGCTTGGGGGGGGGCTGTTGCGCTGGTTCGGTGGGGCTAACTGTGGGTTGGAGAGCGCTGTCGCGCGGGGTGGCGGGGCGGCGGTGACGTTGCGCGCGGTGCCGGCTTTCGTGGTCGATGTCGGTGCTCTCGTCGAAGTGGTGGAGGGGTGTGACAAGAGTCTGGCCACCTGTGCGGGGCGGTTTGGGAATGCGGTGAACTTTCGGGGGGAGCCGTATTTGCCGGGGATTGACCTGCTGACGCGGTATCCTGGGGCTTGAACCGGATCGCGGAGGCCGCCGTTGCGGCGGTTGGGACGCGGTTTCGGTTGCATGGGCGGGGGGCGGACGGGCTCGATTGTGTCGGGTTGGTTGCGCTGGCTTTGCGGGCTGGTGGGTATTCTGGCGAAGTTCCGACCGGGTATTCCTTGCGGGGCAGCGATTGGGGTTTGCTCGATCGGGTGCTGGTGCGGGTTGCCGAGGCGGAGCCGGGCGACGTGCTGTTGATGGCGGCGGGGCCGGGGCAGGTTCATCTTGGGATCAGGACGGCGGCGGGGTTCGTGCATGCGGATGCGGGGTTGCGGCGCGTGGTGGAGCGGCCGGGGCCGCCGCCTTGGCCGATCCTTGGGGTTTGGCGGATGGGGGTGTGACATGGCGACCTTGGTATTGACGGCCGTGGGGAGCGCGGTGGGCGGGCCTATCGGGGGCGCGATCGGGGCTTTGATCGGGCAATCGGTGGATCATGCGCTGTTCGGGCCGAAGCGGCGGGAGGGGCCTCGGCTGATCGAGCTGGCGGTGCAGACCTCGTCTTATGGCTCGCAGATCCCGAAGTTGTTCGGGACGATGCGGGTGGCGGGGACGGTGATCTGGGCGACCGACCTGATCGAGAGCCGCACCTCGTCGCGTAGTGGGAAGGGGCAGCCTGGCGTTTCGACTTACGCCTATGCGGCGTCTTTTGCGGTGCTGTTGTCGGCTCGGGCCATTCTGGGTGTCGGGCGGATCTGGGCCGAGGGGAAGCTGCTGCGGGGGGCGGCGGGGGACTTCAAGACGGCTACCGGGTTTCGGCTGCATCTGGGGGGTGAGGATCAGGCGGTGGATCCGTTGATCGCGTCGGCGGAGGGGGCGGCGACGCCGGCGTATCGGGGGGCGGCTTATGCCGTGTTCGAGATGTTGCAGCTGGCGGATTTCGGGAATCGGATTCCTTCGCTGACGTTCGAGGTAATTGCGGACGAGGGCGCGGTGTTGGTCTCGACGATCGCTCGGGCGCTGGCTGGGGAGGTTTTGGGGACGGCGGCGCTGGCGGTTGGCGGGTTTGCGGCGTCGGGCGGGAGCGTTCGGGCGGTGCTGGAGATGTTGGGGCAGGCTGGCGGGGCCTGGTTTGCGCCTGTTGGGGCCGGGTTGGTGATGCGGGACGCGGCGGGAACGACCGTTGCCGTGGCGGACGAGGGGTTTTCGGCTGAGGGGAAGGGCGTGCGGCGGGCTCGGGCGGTGGCGGCGATCGAGACGGTGCCTCGGACCGTGACCATTGGGTATTACGATGCGGCGCGCGATTACCAGGCTGGCGTGCAGCGAGCTCGGCGGCCGGGGGCTGGTATGCGCGATGATCGAGTCGAGGTGCCGGCGGTGCTGGAGGCAGGGGCGGCGAAGACGATGGCGGAGGCTATGCTCGCGCGGGCCGAGGCTGGGCGGGTTCGGAGGACCGTCGCGGCGGGGTTTGGGGCGATGGCGATTGCTCCGGGGGCTTGCGTGACGATTTCGGGCGAGGGCGGCGTGTGGCGGGTGGCCGATGTCAGCATCGAGGGGATGGTGACGACGTTGGGGCTGGTGCCGCTGGTGGCGGCGTCGCTGCCGGCTAGCGCGACGAGCGGGCGGGTCTCGGGGGCGGTGGATGCGGTCGTGGGCGCGACGATCCTGCAGGCCTTCGAGGTTCCGGGGTTGGACGAGGCGCCATTGAGCGCACCGCGGATGACGGTGGTCGCGGCAGGTTCGGGGGCGGCATGGCGGCAGGCGGCTCTGCTGTACTCCATCGATGATGGGGTAAGCTGGGTGACGGCCGGAGCGACGGCGGCGCCTGCCGTGCTGGGCACGGTCGCGGTAGTTGCGCCGGGGGGGCTGGCGACGTTGGTCGACATGCGCGGCGCGTTCGAGGTCACGCTGGTTCATGCGGAAATGGAGTTGGGCGATGCGGATGCCGCCGCGCTCGATCGCGGCGTCAATCTGGCGTTGCTGGGTGACGAACTGGTTCAGTTCGGGCGGGCGGAACCGCTGGGCGGCGCGCGGTGGCGGTTGAGCGGGTTGCTGCGCGGGCGGCGGGGGACCGAAGCTGCAGCTGGCGCACAGGCCGTTGGAGATCGGTTCGTGCTGATCGAGGCCGAGGCGGCGCGGGCGTTCGACCTGCCGGTGTCGGTGCTCGGGCGCGAAGTGCGGGTGATGGCGTCTGGCGTAGGCGACACGATGCCGGTCGAGACGCGGTGCGTGATGCGGGGGGCTTCGGTGGTGCCGCCTTCGCCGGTGCACCTGGCGTATCGATCCGAGGCTGACGGCAGCGCGACGGTGCGGTGGACGCGGCGGAGCCGCGCGGGATGGCGGTGGATCGATGGCGTCGATGCGCCGCTTGCCGAGGAAGCCGAGGCGTACCGCGTGACCATCACTGCGGGAGCCACTGCGGGGGCAGGCTCACGCGACATCGACGTCGCGGTGCCGTCGGTGTCGGTGACCGCGGCCGAGCGGATCGGGCCGGTCAGCGTCTTGGTCCGGCAGCGGGGCGTGTTCGGCGAATCTCCAGCGACGGAATTGATCGTACCGGCCTGATAAACCAACGGGGGAACGAATTATGAGCGACGAACGCACACCGCGGCTGGCATTGCCGTTGTTGC